GTTAATAGGACACTAAATTTAGGATATTGTCATGAATATATATATGAACGTAGATATACTAATGGCGTATTAACACATTATCAGCAATTTGGAACCGAGACAGCCGGCGATGCTACATTATCAATCCCTACTATAACAGTATTAACTATAAGATAATAATGGCTACATACTACGTATCAACACAAAATGGCAATGATTCTAATAATGGAACTACTGCTGCGCTAGCAAAGAAAACAGTATCTGCCGGACTAGCACTCATGTCCGCTGCCGGCGATATTTTATATATAGGCCCGGGCGTTTATTATCACACTACAACTAATAATATTCCTAGAAGCGGATTAATAACTAACCCATGCCAGATTATAGGCGATACTCAAGCTCAATATTTAACAAACGATGCACCGGGAGAAGTGATTTTAACTGCTATGAACTCGTCAACTCTATCTTCTACACGAAATATAATTGGGTTGAATTTTTCGGCAGATGAGTATTGGCATGTTAAAAATTTGACATTCGCCGGATATATGGGCAGCAGCGGTACCGGAATTACTGCAAACAACTCGGATGGTGTAGTTATAGAAAATTGCCATTTTTCAAATTCTGGGTATGGTGTTTTTGGCGATGCTAACGATGATGTTACTGTCTATAACTGCAGTAGTGTAGGTTGTTACGTATCATTTTACTCATGTAATGCCATAAATTGTGTTGCTATTGGCGCAGGATCATCCGGATTTAACCAAAGTTACACATATGCATGTTTAGCCTTAGGCTGTGTTAACGGATTTTTTCAATGCTATTGTGATGAATATGGAGCAGCTTTTACAGATACCGGAGCAACATATAATAGCACGGCTATAGGATGTAATAATGGATTTAATGATTGTACAGGTCAAAATAATTTAACGACGGGATGTAATTCTGGATTTAATTTTGGTAATGGTAATATGATCGGATGTTATTCTGCAGGAGATTATACACCATATAACAATGGCGATACGTCTGCAACGGGTATATTTCCTAACATAAACTCGGGATCTAGACTCTCATCTTGTTATTGTGCTTCATATCATTTTACTCCGAATTTTTCTACCGATGATGTTAATTTTATTGTTACCGAAACTAAAGGAATGCATTACACAGGATATGTAGGAATGTGCAATGATATTCTGCAAATATTTAAAACTCGTCCGATACCTGGTCAACAATATTTTTATACTGGTAGTTCCGGACAGCCATGGTTTTCTACTAAAATAACAGGATCTGCAACTCCGCTAGGAACTCGGCCTGAAGCATTACGCGCATTTGTATCTGGATCTGGTGTTAGGTTTTCTGCTAATTGGTTAAAGGGAACTTATGTACCGCCGGCTAAACACGATCCAATCGGCATGCCGATGGGCAATTTATCTACTACCCCAGGATTTACAGAATATAGCAGATTACAAGGAGCATTTCCAGGCCATTTATATCCTGATTCACAGGAAATGAGTAAAACATATGTGACCGGTAGTAATTATGCTATAAAGATACAAGATTATGGTGCCTTCTCGCTAGCAGCTAATATTAGCGGCTCTATTACGGCGTCTATATCTGTACGATATGTTGCTGGCACGCCGCCAAAATTAATATTAATAGACAAATTAACTAACGGAAAAATAGTATCAGCGTCTGCATCAGGCACAGGTAATCAAACAGGCTCATGGCAAACATTGACGGTATCAACTAAGACGTCTAATCCTATGAATGTTGTATTGTTAAATGCAGCGGCTCCTACTGGATATAATCCGTATCAAGGATCTAATTCTACTGTATATTTTTCAAATTTCATTATAAATGGGTAAAGTTAAAATAATATACGGTACTATACCTTCTATTGTAGCACCAGAGACCCGATTAATAAACGGTACGGTACCGTCAATAACAACGCCTATACCTAAAAAACAAGTTACTGCTGCCACCGCTGCAGCAAATATTGCATCAGTTAGCGGCATTAACTACGGTAGCATTACATCTATAACTCAAATAGCCAAAGCGAATATTGCATCTCGCAGTGGCGTCACGGTTTAATTTATTTGTTATATTTATACTAAAGGTATAATATGTTAGGTAAATGGTTAGTAGATCAACTTATTAACGAACAGCAGATAAAAAATATCATTGTGATATATCCAGGACGATTCCAGCCCATGGGTAAACATCATGCTGAAGTGTATAACAAATTGGCTAAAATATTTGGCAGGTCCAATACGTACATTGCTACATCAGATAAAGTTGATCTACCTAAATCTCCATTAAATTTTCAAGAAAAGGCCCTTGTCATTAAAAATCACGGTATAACAAACGTCGTACATGTAAAAAACCCATACCAATCTACAGAAATTACTAGTAAGTATGATCCAGAAACTACTGCAGTATTGTTTGCAGTTGGTAAAAAGGATATGATGGATGATCCTAGATTTCGTGTAGGCTTTAAAAAAGATGGCTCGCCGTCATACTTTCAATATTATGATGATAACAAAAATAATTTATTGCCATATACACAGCATGGCTATTTATATGTTGCACCACATGTATCATTAAATGTTCCCGGATTTGGCGAAATGTCCGGAACAACATTACGACAGGCGTTAGCAACAGCTACTCCTGATGAGTTCAAGTTGATAATGGGGTTCTTTGATCCTGCCGTATATAATTTACTTAAAAAAAAATTCTCAATGTTAGCAACAGAACATACTAATAAACGGCCTATACCATCATTGACAAAAGAATGGTGGCAACAAATTATACGTGAAAATCTTTTAAAGGAGGGCGGCGCTTCCGGACATATGGCACATCCGTTCGATGATAGGGATTTAACTTTTGGTGAAATGAAAGATATAATTCGTTTATCACTCGAAGGTAAATTAGATGTCGATTCGGCAGTAACTGAAAAAACTGACGGACAAAATTTAAATGTGACGTTTAAGGATGGAAAGGTAGGTGCTGCACGTAACAAAGAGACAATACGCAATCCATTAGATGTACAATCATTAGAACGTAAGTTTGCAGATCGAGGTGAAATTACCAAAGCGTTCTCATATGCAATGAGAGATTTAGAACAAGCTATAATGGCTATACCAGCTGATAAACGCGAAGAGATATTTCAAAACGGCACGAGATTCTTAAACGTTGAAATTATATACCCTGGCACAAAAAATGTTATTAACTATGGAAATGCTGCATATTTACAATTTCATGGATTAAATGAATTTGATTTAGAAACAGCACAAAAAACAGATACGCTGCCAGAATATGGAACGTTATTGCAAAGTTTAATCGCTGATGTTAATGCAGATGTACAAAAACATTTCAAAATTATTCCGCCAAAAAAACTAATGATTAATCGTAGTATTAATTTCGAGGAATTAGAGCCATCATTTATCTCGCAAGTTACAAAATTACAAAATGAATTCAATCTTAACGATACAGATGAGGTTATTAAATATCATGAACAGTGGTGGCGTAGAGAAGTAGAAAAAATGTTTCCGACATTATCTGCGGAAGCACAAAACGGTCTGGTACGACGTTGGGCATATGATGATAAGACATTTAGACTTAATGCAACGACAATACCAGATGCAAATGCATTAGATTTAGCAAAAAAATATGATACACAAGATTTTACTGCTCAAAACAAAAAAAATGTATCGCAGTTTGAAGATATCTTCTTAAGATTAGGCGCTGAGGTGCTATCAAATGTATCTAATTTTTTAGCAGTAAACCCTAGTGATAGTGTTCGAGAATTGAGATCTGATATTGCTAAAACTATCAAACAGCTTAAGTCATCAACTGATTTAAGTGCATTATCAAAACTAAAACGAGAACTACGGCGCGTAGAAACAATTGGCGGGTTTGATAAAGTAGTTCCATCCGAAGGTTTAGTGTTTATGTACAAAGGTAAGATGTATAAACTAACAGGTTTATTCGCCCCAATAAATCAGTTGTTAGGTTTAACACGATATAGTCGTTAATTAGAATATTTATTATTAAAAAGGATTAAATATGAGTGCAAACAAAAATACAAAAATTTCTGAGGCAAAATTACGTTCAGTAATTCGTCGTAAGATAAAAGAGGCATTGCAAAGCGATGATTCATTTTTGTCTCAAGTTGGTAGCAGTGTAACATCTAGATTAGGGTCTCGTCGCCAGACATTGGACAGAATCTTAGCTACTATTGATACTGATCGTTTAGCCAAACTACCTAACAACCAAAAAGTAGATTTACTTGTAGCATTAGTTCAAAAATTTGGAATATCAGCACGAGATTTTGCTAGTATTAAATCGCGTGTACAACGTATGATAGGCGTTAATTCGGCAGTAACCGAGGCCGATGCACCATCGTTGCCATCATCTCTAGCTAGTAAAGGCGAAAAACTAGAAAAGACTCAGGCATACCAAATGTTAATGAAGTCAATTGCAACAAAGCCGGCTGCACAACAAGTAGATTTTGCAATTCAATTTTTAAATAATCTTCCGTTAGATGACGCCGGCAAGCAGCGTCTTAAAATGAAGATTCGCCAATTCATGTAATCATGAGCGAAAAGTTACAAAATGTTAAAGCGGTCCGCGAATTGCTCGACGGCACACACCGTTCGCAAACGCGTCATACCTACGGTTTCACAAAAACATCTCATATAAAACATGCCGTAGGCGATACATGGACTGAACAATCGCCTAATGGTATTGAATATGAAATTACGCAACACGACGGATATAGAACAAAGCGACCAAAAAATTCAGTTAACGATCAAATTAAGGATCTTTTAAAAGTTCCAGATATATGCCCAAAGTGTGCTACTAAAATGCGTAATGAAGAAAAACGGTTAAACTTTAAATTTTGGTTTAAGCGTAAACAGTGTTTTAGTTGTGTATTAAAAGAAGAACAGATGATACGAAATCAAGGCCAAGATGCATGGCAAGAATATGAACGTCGTATTATGTTAGAAAATGCCGAATCATGGTTTCATGATGCTGATGCTGAGGTTGAAATTCTTAAACAGCAATTAACCGAAACATATTGGCAGAATGGAGATGGTGAACGTGGCGAGGTTGACATCTCACTAATCATACAAAAAATGGAACAAGACTACGAACAACTTAAGTCGGATATTCGTAGTCGTTTTAAGGAGTAACTATGACAGCAAAAGAACAAATATTAAGGGCAGAGATACGTCGTTTAATTTATGAATCATTAAATGAAGCCGATGATGAAATGCCCATTACAGATGATGAGCAAGCACAACTTGAAAAAGAAATGGGCAATGCATTAGCAGCATTAAAGTCACAGGCATCAAATGCTAAACAACTCGAAGAAGCTCGTCAGCAAGTTCATGAAGCTGATATTAAATTAAATGAAGCTCTAGGGCCGGTTGCAATTATAGGCTTTATTTTAGCGGCTCCAAAAATTGTAGAACTTATTACTAAAGGTATCTCAGGGTTCATTAAATTGTTTAAAAAACTAGTAGGTGTTAAGGCAGCTACGACAGATGATGAACGTGCTGATATAGCGAAGCGTATTATCGACTTTACACATAAATGGCATAAAGGGTACATTAAATTACTTAAATTTATATTATCAAAAACAGGCATTTTCAACAAGGCAGGTATCACTAATCCACAGGACCAAATGAAAGCAGCTGAGGTTGTATATTATACTATAATAGCCGGTCTAGCTGTATATAGTGGCATTGGCGCTATTAGTGCATTTAAATCTGCTGCAGCCAGCAGCTCCGCCGGCAGTGAGTTTGCACTTGGCACTTTTGAAACAGTTATGGCGTCAGTTAAGACAACAGAAGTTACTGAATTTTTGACGAAAGTATTTAAAGTATAATTTGTTAGCTTGACAAATTTAAATTATATTACAAGTTATAATGGCGCAACGTAGTATTAAAGAAGTCATCCGGGATGAGTACAAAAAATGTGCACAAGATCCTGTACACTTTATGCGTAAATATTGCGTCATTCAACACCCTACTAAAGGCAAAATGTACTTTAACCTCTATCCGTTTCAAGCGGATATGTTAACTACAATGCAGCATAACCGTTACAATGTAATCTTAAAATCACGGCAGTTAGGAATTTCAACACTATCGGCAGGATTTGTATTATGGAATATGCTGTTTAAAAGCGATTACAATGTATTGGTTATTGCAACAACACAAGAAGTAGCTAAAAATCTTGTTACAAAAATCAGGGTCATGCATGAAAATTTGCCCGCATGGCTCAAAGGAAAGACTATTGAAGATAATAAACTTTCGCTACGTTTTAAAAACGGTTCGCAAGTAAAGGCTGTATCTAGTACAGGAACCGCCGGCAGATCTGAAGCACTTTCATTGTTAGTTATCGATGAGGCTGCATTCATTAAAAACATCGAGGAAATTTGGGCCTCAGCACAACAAACATTAGCAACGGGCGGCGGTTGCGTTGCACTGTCAACACCTAACGGCACTGGTAATTGGTTTCATAAAACATGGGTCGATGCTTCACTAGGCGGACAATTTAAGCCTACAGAATTACATTGGACCGTACATCCCGAGCGTACGCAATCCTGGCGCGTTGAACAGACGGAATTATTAGGCGAAAAGATGGCAGCACAGGAATGTGACTGCGATTTTATAACATCAGGCCATACTGTAATTGACGGTCCTATATTACAATGGTATGAACAGACATATGTACAAGACCCAATTGAACGACGCGGATTTGACGGTAATTATTGGGTATGGGAGTATCCAAATTATAGTAAAGACTATGTAGTAGTAGCTGACGTTGCACGAGGAGATGGGGCTGACTATTCAGCATTCCATGTTATTGAAATTGAATCATTAACACAAGTCGCGGAATATAAAGGTAAAATAGGCACTACAGAATTTGGTAACATGCTAATATCTGTTGCAACTGAATGGAACAATGCATTGCTTGTAATTGAGAATGCAAACATCGGGTGGGCAGCTATACAAGTTGTAATAGATAAGAACTATGCAAATCTATATTATTCGTATAGGCAGGATGCTTATATTGATGAGGATATTCATTTAGCAAAGGGGTACGATTTAAAAAATAAAGCACAACAAGTGCCTGGCTTTTCAACAACATCAAAAACTAGGCCGTTGGTGATTTCTAAGTTAGAAACATACTTTCGAGAAAAATCGCCGATTGTACGTAGTAAACGTCTAATAGACGAGTTGTTTGTATTTATATGGAATGGGTCAAAGCCAGAGGCGCAGCATGGTTATAATGATGACTTAGTCATGTCGTTTGCAATTGCATTATGGGTTAGAGATACTGCACTGCGTCTGCGACAGCAGGGCATCGAATTATCAAGAAAGTCGTTAGGATATTTTGGTAAAGTACAACATACAACGGGCGTATATTCTGCCAATAAGACACATGACTCTTGGCAGTGGCGTAATGGGTATGGTCAAGACGACCTAACATGGCTTATTTGATATTTATTAAAAAGAAATTAGATTATGGCAGATACATCACTAAGGTCTAGATTAGGTAGGTTATTTTCTACTAACGTTGTAGTACGACGTATTGCAAAAAACCGGTTAAAGGTAGTTGATACCAATAAACTGCAGTCTATGGGGGCACTATCTAATAATAGATATATAGACCGTTTTTCCGGAATGCATAAAGCAGCATCAGGCTATGCTACATATAATCAAGCTTATTCATTCTTTACATCAAAAATAGAACTATATTCTGATTACGAGGCAATGGATATGGACCCGATCATTGCATCGGCGTTAGATATATATGCAGATGAATGCACGGTTAAAGATACGGATGGTGATACATTAACAATATCATCTCAAAACGATGAGATTAAAAAAGTATTGCATAATTTATTTTATGACATTCTAAATATAGATTACAATCTCTGGCCCTGGATACGCAACGCATGTAAGTATGGTGACTTTTTTCTACATTTAGATATTGAAGATGAAATTGGTATAGTAAATGTAACGCCACTATCAGCATACGAGGTACGTAGAGAAGAAGGGTTCGATCCTACAAATCCATATGCATATAAATTTATATGGGAAGGAACGCATACTATGTATGCTTCAGCTCGTATTGCAAATAAAGATATGCGTGAATTTCAGAACTTTGAAATTGCACATTTTAGATTATTATCGGATACGAACTTTTTACCGTACGGTAAATCAATGATTGAGCCAGCACGTAAAGTATTTAAGCAATTAATACTTATGGAAGATGCTATGTTAATTCATAGGATTATGCGCGCACCAGAACGTAGAATATTTAAAGTCGATGTAGGTAACATTCCGCCTAATGAAGTTGATACATATATGCAGAATATTATCTCGACAATGAAAAAAATTCCATATGTAGACGAACGTACGGGCGATTATAATCTTAAGTTTAACATGGAAAATATGATGGAGGATTATTTCCTCCCTGTCCGCGGCGGCGAATCTGGTACATCCGTGGAATCATTACCTGGACTATCAAATGATGGCCAAATCGAGGATATTGAATACTTAAGAAATAAGATGCATGCGGCACTTAAAATTCCTAAGGCATTTTTAGGATATGATGAGGGGGTAGAGGGTAAAGCTACATTAGCCGCGGAAGATGTACGTTTTGCTAGAACAATCGAACGTATACAAAAAATATTTGTATCAGAACTTACTAAAATTGCAATTGTTCATTTATTTTCTCAAGGATTTAAAGATGAGGAGTTAATTGACTTTACATTAACATTATCTAATCCATCTTTAATCTATGAAAAGCAAAAGATTGAGTCATTAAACGAAAAAGTTTCATTGGCAACTAGTATGCGAGACTCAGCGCTATTCTCGGAACAATGGATTTACGAAAACATCTTTGGAATGAGCAAAGATGAGTGGTCTGCAGAACAAGATCAGGTTATCGAAGATTTTAAATCTGCATTTAGAAGAGAACAAATAAAGTCTGAAGGCAATGATCCTAAAAAGACAAATATGAGTTTCGGTACGCCCCATGACATTGCATCGATGCACGTATCAACACGTAACGGTGAATTATTACCAGGCCAAGAACAAGAACATGTTGCCGGCCCGGGCAGACCTAAATTGCCAGGTACATGGGGGACACACTCATCGCCTCATGGTAGAGATCCATTGGGAATTAAATCATTGGCAACAACATTTAATACAGATAAATCACCACTGCAACATAATTTTCGCGGAGGTTCTCCATTAAGTACAGAAAATAAAAATACAGTAGCTTTAATCAAATCATTGAAGTTATCTAAAACATCATCGATAATTCATGAATCACTAAATACGCCAGTCCCGGATATAGACCGCGGGACAATGCTAGATGAAGCTCAGTTATTTGATGATAATTGATTTTTGGATATAAATTAATCACAACACTATATTTATAAAAAAGTATGATTATAACAGGACGAATACTTCATGAAACGAATTAAGCATTCAAAGTATAAAAATACAGGCCTAATCTTTGAACTCCTCGTCCGCCAAGTTGCATCCGACACGATGCACAATAAAGACTCGAAAGCGTTACGTATTCTTAAAAAACATTTCTCAAAAAATGCAGAATTGTCAAAGGAATTAAAACTCTATCGTTCATTACATGAAGAGAAGTTTACGGGCGAGCGTAAGGCGGAGTTGTTTTTGGATGCTGTATTATTATCTAGACGCCAAATAAATGAAACGCAACTGCGTAGAGAAAAATTTAATCTTGTAAAAGAGATAAATACTGTATTAGATGCTAACGAATTTTTCAATGCGCGTATTTCTACATATAAGCAGCATGCTGCTATATATAAATTATTTGAGTTTAGTGAAGCTGACGATCCTAGAGGATATGTCGAAAACAAAATTGCATTAACTGAACATATCCAACATCAGCCAAAAACAGATAACAAGCCTTCGTTAATATCGGAAGACAAGGATATACGTATATTGGCATCAAAATTAGTTGTTGATAAGTTTAATGAAAAATATGCTAACTTAAATACAGCGCAAAAGCGTATGTTGCGTGAGTATATCAACAATGTTACAAACTCAACGAAGCTTAAAACGTATGTTATCAATGAGACTAAAAAACTAGAAGTAGAACTCCAATCATTGATTAAAGGCGTTACTAGCAAAATAACTCGTATTAAACTTCATGAAGTTGCTAGCCTATTAGAACAACTACGCCAAAAGCACGTTGTACAAGATAAGGATATTGTGACTATGTTGCGTTATTATGAGTTAATAGCTGAATTAAAAAAAGTAAAGGGGGTTAATTAATGGCACGTGGTCAAACTTACTTAGCTCCTAGTGGTTCACAAATTAAGCCGTTTGAAGAGTACGGCTTCCCGGGTAAATATCATTCTACAATTAAATACACTACTGGCCAGTTAGATTTAACAGGATCTAATTTTGGCTACGGCGCTGTGATGGTAATTACTGCTGGAAGTGCAACATTACATTCTGGTAATACTACTATAGCATCAGGCGACTTAACTGCCAAACAAATTTATGATATTACATTATCTAAAATTAGTGGCGGTACCGGTGCTAGTATTTATTTATTCAAAAGGCAACAGTAATGAAATTTATAGATGAATTATCTCGTCAACTTAAAAAAATGAATGAGTCTATCGATCGTGTATCAGACAAAGAAGCTAGTACCAAGTTTAATAACTTAGATGACCGAGATTTAGATAATGATGGCGATAGTGATGAAACAGATAAATATCTGCATAAGCGTTTAGGTAAAGTAGCTAAAATGGACGAGGAGGAAGAGTTAGATTTAGAAGAAATGTCTTCAACAGCCGGTGCACCAGGATATCAAACGCCATATGCATTTGGCCGAAAGGAAGATGAAAATGATAGTGCCGAGGTAGTAGGATACAAGAAAGTTAAAGAGAGTGTATATAAAACTATGATGCGTGATATGTACGGAGTTAAATCTACAAGTTTAGAAAACATGGGCGAAGCGGTATCATATCGTGCATATAAAAAAGATGAAACAGCCTCACCGTCGCAAAAGGTCAATCAGAGTATTAAAGAAGTAAATAGTATGTTAGCTGAAATGGAAAAAATTGTGTCTAACAATTTACGTTTAAAACAGGAAGCCGGTGTACATTCATCGCAGTTTTGGAAATCGACATCACAACGGTTCGCAAAAATAAACGAGCGAATGACTCGAATTTCAAACCGATTAAAAGAATTATCAAAATGATTCCAAACCGTACATGGCAACAATTCAAAGCTGCCAATCCTTTATTAACTCTTGAAGATGCAAAACGCAGATATAGCGATGAGCGTAAGCGTTTTGATCAACAAGAACAGTTTATTAATTCAGGGTTGTTTATGCAGGGGAACGGAAATGTCTAAACAATTACTAGTAGATTATACTTTATTCGAAGTGCCAACACAGCACGTGAATGAATCATTGTCAAGAAATGACGGCAAACTAATTGTAACAGGGGTATTACAGCGCGCTGAAGCTAAAAACCAAAACGGCCGTATATACCCGAAAGAGACATTGGTACGTGAATCAAAAAAATATGCACAGACATTCATCGCAGAAAAGCGTGCGTTGGGCGAATTAGACCATCCGGATTCATCTGTAGTAAATTTAAATAACGTATCTCACAATGTAATTTCTATGGAGTGGAAGAATAATGATTTGATAGGTACTATTGAAGTACTATCAACGCCCTCTGGTAATATTCTTAAAGAGTTATTTAAGTCAGGTATAAAATTAGGCATCTCATCACGTGGAATGGGGTCAGTAAAAGAGGTTATGAAAGAAGGCGAAAATACGTTGGAAGTTCAACCAGACTTTGAATTAATTTGTTTTGACTTCGTATCAAATCCTTCAACACAGGGTGCATTTTTATCGCCAGTACATGAGTCGGTTGACAAGAGTATGAAAGCATACCATGGTTCTATTGATAGAATCATTACTGACATTATTAGAGAATTTTAATTAATCTAGTATATTGTACAATAAGTTTCGTATAAATCTATATATAATTAAAGTAAGGTATTAGCGAAATGAGTACAAAAACATTGATGAGCATTATTTTAGCTTCGACAGCAACTGTAACGTTTATATGTTCCTATTTCCTAGAATTGACGATGAATAATATTGACCAATTCATGGCAATTGGTGTCGTCATAGGCGTTGACGGATTATTTGGTATTATTGCCGGCACAAAACGAGAAGGCTTCAAAACGTTTAAAGCACTTAGCGTGTTACGTACATTATCAGTATGGTGGATAGTGTTAGGTGCAATATTAACAATTGAGCAAGCTTTTGTAGTAGCCTCATGGCTATCAGAAACAATTATTGTGCCATTCCTAGTATTTCAAATTATTAGCATCTTAAAAAATGCATCAATAGCAGGTTATATACAAGGCGATGTATTAAACATGATACTAGCTAAAATAGATCGACATAAAGATGAAACTGAATCATGATTAAATTAAAATCGTTACTGCCAGAATCTATAAGTAAAATGCAATATGTTATAGAAGCTAACGTTGTATACAAAAACGATTCTAGCGCAACAGATGATACAGCATCGTCAGCGTCCGATGAATTTTTAGTATGGCTTAAATATTATCCTGTTGCAAACAAGGCAGCTAAATTTAATGTAAAACTAACTAATGTAGAAACGTTTGTGCCAAAGGAAGAGGCTCATGATATCGAGCAGGGCGGGCTGTTAAAGAAACTTGGTAAATCATTTTTAAAGGCTGTTAGTGGTAGTACTACCCCGGGTATAGAATTTGAATTTACATCGCCGCGATTCAAAGGAACGGGCAGAATGGCAGTAGATTATAAAAATGGTAAATTTACCCTAGGAGCAGTTCGCAAGTTCGCCGGCCGGGATGCAGTTGATGCTCGTTTGACAGACGAAGCTATAGATAAATTTATTAAATACTTGCTAACACGATCACAATATGCTGAGGCACTTAAACAAGCGTTTCCAGATATTGAGACTGCGTTGACTACTAACTCGTTTAAAAAATAACAAGTGTTGCATTATTTAATATGAAATTATATTGAATTGTATAGTTCATTATGACATGTCAAAGTAGCCGTAAATAATAAAATTTATCATGATCAATCATATTTATTAAAAAGGATTAGATATGGCACTTATAGATAAAGTATCAAAATATGGACCTACAACGCCTATAGGTAAGCCTGGCACCGGTGCAGTTGTCGATTTGTTTGCATTTGAAACCGGAGCAGGGCACATCGGAGCTACTAGTAAATATGGGCCTATTTTACCATATGGCAAGCGCCCTGTGCGTTATGAGGATTCAATCTAATGATTAGACTAACTAATCTTGTTGCTCGAAATGCAACTAAGCATAGAATTGCAGAAGTCGATGCAGAGCCAGTTGTACCTGCACCGGATTCTACCGAGCCTACTGGGAATTATGTCAACGTAAAAGATTTAATTCAGCGTCTTAATTCAATTATTGATGAGTTAAATACGATTGACGACGAAATTATGAGTGCATTAGATACGGCTGAATCGGAAACAGCTGACATTAAATATGGCAATGCAAAGGCCGTTATAAGTAGATATTTATCTG